CGACTCCTTTTGAAAGCAGCTGACATACGCTTAAGATCTAATCTTCCTTTTTTGTCTCCACGCTTAAACTTAATGTGGTTTGATTTGTTTTTGATGTATCGCTGCCATGCTGATAGTTTACGTGCAGTTCCTTTGGTCGCTTTAGCCACTTTCTTAGACGTAGACTTAACAGTGCTAACAGTCCGCTTAACATCGCCAATAAGTTCTCGTATTTCATCGAGAGTACCTTCTATTTTGACCAGGTTAATCACCTCAGTTGTCTGAGGCAGTAGACTGTATCGCAATAGCCATCCAATCTTCTTGGGCTAGTTTAACAACTCGACAACGTACTCTAGCAGTAACGAATAGTCCATCTGTTCCAACGGAAGTTCCGCTAGGCATTGCAGTTAGGTATAGAGTATCATTGACAACCATAAATGCTTCAGACAAAGCAGCAGGGCCAAAGTTATCTGGATAGAAGTCCGCGGTCTCTGAACCAATGTTGTTAGTTTGGTCAATGTTCAAACATCCAGAAGCAATAAGGCTTTGATTGTCTGCTCTAACCAAGGAAGTACCAGGGTTTAAATCGCTAAGTTGGAAACTGATAGCGCCATTACCTGCAAGCATTGATTCAAAGTCTTGTCCATATGGAGCGTCTCTTTGAACTATGAAGTCAACAGATTCGATTGCTATAGCTTGTCCTGTTGGTACGTTAACATAAGCACCCAAATCTAGTGTACCTTGTACTGCTGTTCCACTTGCTTGACCTGCCGTCAATGCCACGCTCTCTGTTAGGTAGAAACTACCAGTCTTTGCTTTCGCCATGAAACACTGGTATTCTTGACGGTTATTAAACTAAACGAACATGTTCGCATCTATCCAAGGATTAAATCTTCTTTACTAAAGCACGCTATTGTTACTCTCCCCAGCACACCCACCCTATGCCAAGTAGCCATACCATATATGGCCTCCGGCCTTTTTTCTCTAATGCATACATACATTTAATATAAGATTATAAACTGCCAATGTAATATGAGACATAAAACAATAACTCTATGCCCGACTACTTACGAGATTGCACGCAAAATGGATAACTTTAGTGCGTGGATTAGGCAAGAACTGATGAAGAAACAGGCTACACAATACAAAGCCAAGCCTGAAATCAAAGAAAAGTATGGTGCATATTGCGAACCATGCGACGTTACATTCTTAGATTCTGATCCTGTTCTTCTCCAGGGTAGAATGCCATGTAAAAAATGTGGAAAAGGTACGACTTACTTGGGGTTGATTGAATGATTTGTAATATCTGTCAATGTAATGTATTTGAAGGTGAACAAATGTTTAGACTCTGGCATGACCCTACAGAATCAGTTTATGAGTTATGCGTGATGTGTGCTATCTCTGCTGAGAAATTAGGCTGGAAATTAGAGGTGTTTTACAATGAATGATCCTGAAGTAATGGAAAGAATAGCAGTTGCTCTTGAAAGAATAGCATTCTTTTTAGAATTGCATGTGAGGGGAGAAGAATGAGTTATGGTTTAACAAGAAGAAATAGAAAACTAAACTTGAAAGCCACCAGGAGTCCAAATAGGTTTGAAGCCTATTGACTCTGTACGTTCTCTTTCTATTGCAGAGTATTGATCCTTTCCTGCTACTTTGCCTTGGTTAATTGCTAGAGCAGCCTGAAACTGTAAGTCTACTACTTCTTCTAGTCCTTCATAGAATAAACCCATAGGAGTACGCTTTGCCCAAGTTGGTGCATCTGGTCTATTCTCCCAACCTTCGTAAAGTAATTTCCCTATGCGACGTAACGTCGGATAGTCTTGATTCATGTTTACACCTGATTAGCAAGTTCGTATGATCTCTTGAGTCTCATCATGTACTCAAGTTTAGGTTCTTCTCTAATTGTACCAGGTATAACAATTCGAGATGAAGGAATACTTAGACTGTCTCCTACTTCACCTGCTATTGTTGTAGGAAAAACAACTTTGATAACGTACAATTTGTCAGCCGCAGTTGGAGATAACGAACCAAATTGCCTAGATAGAATTGGTTGACAGATCCCTAATGCTGGCAACGTAGTATTAATTAGGTTAATCTCATATTGACCAAACAAAATTGAAGTCCAATCATCTTGAGAAACATCAGCAGCACTTGGTTGAATAAACCCTGGCGCAGATGCATATACAATTTGAGATAGTAAATCATTAACGTCTGTTGGAATTGATGAAACTAAATAGAATACAGATTGACCAGAACCACCAAATGAAATGTACGATTGTGCTTCTTGTGTAAAAGCTGTAACTGGATAGAATGTTTTTCGTTCCATAGCATAACCAGATAGATCTATGCTACCTTGCCAATACATAACGTTACCAATATTACTCCAGCCATTGGCTAATTCAAAGTCATCCCATGCTTCAGGGTCTTTAGTAGATACATAACATGAAGGAATCTCTATGCGTAGTATTCTTTCCATCTCATCGCTCATTTTTTAGCCTCCTTCTTTTTCTTAGGTGATGGCTTAACTTTAAGTTTAGTTACTGGAATAAACTTCTTTGGTATAGACCAGGGGATTCTCATTTCTTACGACTCCTTTTGAAAGCAGCTGACATACGCTTAAGATCTAATCTTCCTTTTTTGTCTCCACGCTTAAACTTAATGTGGTTTGATTTGTTTTTGATGTATCGCTGCCATGCTGATAGTTTACGTGCAG